TTTCTATATCGGTCGCTATTTGTTGATCACCTTTACGAACTTTCGTTGCAAAATCGATTCCGTATGTTTCTTCATTCTGCCCGTTCGCATACACAATGTTATCACCTAAAGCTTCCTTAACCGCTATTTCAACCGCACGAAATATTACTCCATAAATACTGTTCAGTGTTTTTGAGTGAGCGGCTATACCTTGACCCAACTTGGGATCGTTAGCCATGGGTCCAGTAGAAGCAAATATTTTAGTTATATCTTTAAGAAAGAATTGTACATGATATGTTTTTGAATCCTCAAACACATCTTGCACGCGTTTAGCAGTATCCCGACATTCCATTTTTTCGAGATTAGCCCGCAATGCTTCCATCAAAACCTCCTGAGTAATCATAGGTCTCGCTTTGAAAGCTCTTTCTTTCATTCTTTTGAAGATCTCAGCGGCCAGTAATTTTGGTTCTTCCACTTTAGGTCTTAATACAGAGTACCGACCAATCCCAGTTTCAAGAGTTTGCAATTTAGAAGCACTCTTGAAACGCTTTCCTATGGTTTTACCAGGAAAATACTTTCTAGAATCACCTCTACTTGGCCTAAGAGCATCAACATTGATCTTCAAATTAGTCATGTTATCTGGTAGTTTAGTCCTTTCTACCAGTATTGGGCTTTCATCGTTCATTTCATAGACCTTGGACAAAATATCACTCACAGTGATGGCATCATAGACCGGATTAATTATAGGCTTATGATTTAGCTTTTCTGGAGTGGCCATCACCGGTATAGCTTCAGTTTCTTGAGGTACCTCTGCAATATTCATGATATTTGCTGCATTCTTTACTGCCATATGACTCAAATTAATCACAGCAGTACAACCAGTGAGTGTGTTATCCCAAACATGACAGTTTCCGGCAGCTGCGCGATTTCTAGATAGTGCTACTCTCATGTGAGGTACACTCGAGTCAATTAATCCACGCGCTCTTTCGGTTATTACCAGATGCACCCCAGCATAATCACCTCCTTGACATTCATGAACGGTATTAACGTTCATTATTCCCAAGGATTGTATCCAACTTTTATCGAACTGAGTGAAAACTATCACCTTTTGGTCCTCTCGCACTGCCTTCTTAGTAAATCTATTGTGATGAATCACAACAGAATTTTCGACTCCGGTCATACAAGTCATATTATAACCGTGAAATGTGTTGAAATATTCAACAAGATTCTTACACAATCTGTAACAATTATTCAACTCCATCCTAGGCCAATTCTTTGTCCAATAAGTCACATCCTCCGACTTCAGGTAAGCACATTCAAAATCTATAAAACCAATCTGCTTCTCATCTCCCATAAGCACAAACTGCTTATGATCTACAAGAGTAGACAATGCAACGTAATAACCCAAAGGTAACATAAAGCATTCATCCACATAGATTTTGTCAACTTGCCCGAGGTCCAACAATGCCAAATGAAAAGTTTCAACAGTAT